TGTGGCAAGTGATGTTAGCACAATTGAAAACGAATTAAAAAAAGTTGTTGGACTATGCAAAGTTTTAAAGACACCTAGTGAAGAAATAGAAGAACAAACACAAAGACTTTTAGATTTTGTTATCAAGAAATCAACAGCGAAAGAAAAAGCACATAACCCTGATTTTTTCAGAAAATGGGGAGTTGGCGAAACTTATGCAAAGGGCGAATATGTAAACCATTTAGGACTTGTTTTTTATGCTTTAGAAGATAACAGGGCAACTTATGAGAATATACCTATCAATTCTCCTGAATTGTGGAGGAGAGTTGAAGAAGAAAAACCCACAATAAGCAATGCTAACCCTGAATACGAAGAAAATATTAAAAAGGCAGAAATCTATTATAGAGATAAGAGTTATAAGAGTGGAACTTATGTAACTTTCTATAATGAATTATACAAAGCACTAAAAGATGTTAAAGACGGAGAACAACCGAGCGAAAAATCTAGTTTTTGGGAGCATATACCAAAGAAAATACAAAATTTAGGCATATAATATCATTAAAAAACAAAAATAATGCAAAATAGGACGTTTTTGGGCGATTTGTGTATATTTCAACGTTTATAGAAAGGTAGGTAATGAAATTGTGGATATGAATACAGTGGCAATAAGTTTAAGTATAATTGGAAGTGCGCTTGCATTAATTAGAACATTAGGTGCTCCGATTCGTAAAATCTTAAAGCTACAAGAAAATCAAACTAATGGGATAACATGCCTTTTGAGAAAGGATATACTAGATTTAGTAAATAAAGCAAATAGTCAAGGTTTTATTTATGAAGACGAAATAGAAGAACTAAGAAAACTTTATAAAAACTATAAAGACTTAGACGGGAACGGTATTGTTGACAGAGTTATTGACAAAGCTTTTAACGTACCAATAAAAAACAGATAAAGAAAAAAGGAGAATAAGAACTATGAAAAACTTAAATTTAAAAATCAGATTAAAAAACAAAACATTCATCATTACAATGATGACAACAATTATAGCTTTTGTATATCAAATGTTAGCACAATTTGAAATCGTACCAAAAGTAACTCAAGACCAAACTTTACAAGTAGTAATGCTTGTTGTAAATATTTTAGCTGGACTTGGAATTTTAGTTGACCCAACAACAGACGGGGTTAAAGATAGTGAAAGGGTTTTAAACAATAAATAGAGTGGTTATTTTATAATCACTCTATTTTCAGTATAAATTAAATGCTAATTTCTATATATAGTATATTTTCATAAAATGTTAAAAATATTACACAAAAAAGAAAAATACACTACAAAAAGTATTGTAAATTTTTAGTCAATCGGGTATAATAAAATTGTAAAACTGATAGTACTTTATAGATTAAAGGAGGTTTTTTATGACTAATATATTTGACATAGCAGATTGGTTTTTGAGTAAGGAATCAATGCAACATAAAAAGCTACAAAAGTTATGCTATTATTATGTTGCTTGGGGATATGCTTTATATAACAAGAAATTAGTTGAAAATGATGAATTTCAGGCATGGGTACACGGACCTGTTTCAAAAGAATTGTATGATAAGTATAAAAATTATGGTTGGCAATATATACCAATTAAAGAATTTAATAAACAACTTGATCCTGATGAATTTGATTTATTAGGGAGTATTTGGATGACATATGGAGATATGTCTGGTAATGAATTAGAAGCATTAACACATACAGAACTACCTTGGATTTCTGCAAGAGCTGGATTAGGAGACTATGATTTATCTAATAATGTTGTAGATGTTAATATAATGAAAGAATACTATTCTAAAATATACGAGGCTAATCAAGGTGAGTAAAAAGCTAATTAATGTAAAAAAAGATAATAGTATTCAAAATGTAAAATTAGCTAAGAGTAGTGTAAAATTCAAAATATTGCTAAATAAGCAGTTAGAAAATAAATTTGGATTTGATAAATTACACTGTTCTAATGGTAATAAAGAATTTCATAATTTTTTAAATGATACCTTAAATAAAGGGTTGAGTATATCAGAAGTAGACAAATTATTTAGAAGAACAAGAGGTAGACCTGAAAGCATAGTAGTAGAAGGACAAGAAAGAGAACTTATACACTATGGGAAAGATATGAAAGCATTTAGAATATTTGGATATTATGATAATGAATATTTTATATTAACAAAAATAGATACAAATCATAAGACACACAGTAATTAAAAACATAAAGCAATTATCAAAAATGATAGTTGCTTTTTTAATGTAAAGAAAGGGAAAAATATGAAATTAGATTTTTTAAGTAGAATGTATCAAGAATATAACGAACTTGATACAAAAATTATAAAGCTTGAAAAGGCTCTTAAAACGAAGGAACTAGATAAAAGAGAAAAAGAACTTTTAATTAATCAATACGAGCATATGAAAGCATATAGAGAAATTTTAAACAAAAGAATAAACTATACTAAAGAAAAATATAGTAATTTATAGGAGAGTGATTTTATGAATAAAATAGATAAAATTATAGATTGGTTTAGACAGAGAAAAGGTAAAGTAACTTATTCTATGGAACATAGAGAGGGTACAGCAAGTTATGATTGCTCTAGTTCTGTTTTTTTTGCTGTTTGTAATGCTTTAGGTATTGAAGATGATGACATCAGAAATACAAGCAATTTAGGGCGTTTTTTGTTACAACACGGATTTGAAAAGGTAACCGAGAACAAAGAATGGACAGCAAAAAAAGGCGATATTATTATTTGGGCGAAACGAAAAGGCGTTCCCGGAGCTTCAGCCCATACAGGAGTTTTTACAGATAATTCACATATTATACACTGCAACTTTAAAGCTAACGGAATAAGTGAAAATACAGAAAAATATTTACTTCCATTGTATGATTGGAATTATGAAGTTTATAGACTTAATGAAGTAGAAAAAATAGGTTGGCAACAAGAAGAAGAAACGGACAAATGGTGGTATAGAAATCAAGACGGCTCATATCTTCATAATGAATGGAAAAAAATAGGGGATAATTGGTTCTATTTTGATGAAAACGGATATGCTTATCAAGATAAATGGCTAAAATACAAAAACGAATGGTATTACTTTGACAAAGATTGTTATATGGTTCACGATAAGTGGTTGACAGTTGGCGAGGAAACATTTTATTTCAACGATTGGGGAGTATGCGATACAAGTTATGTTAGAAATATTAATGGCAAAGAATATGCTTTTAATGAAAGAGGAGCATTAATAAAAGATAAAATAATAAACAAAGACGGAGTTATAGAGTAGTAATAAGGAGGAGTGATTTTATGGGAAGAAAAAAAGAACCTGTTAGCGTTTTATTAGAAAAAGGCAAGAAACATTTAACTAAAAAAGAAATTAAAGAAAGACAAGAGCAAGAACTTAAAGGCTTTAATGATAAGGTCGCTCCTCCTAAAAAGCTACCTAAAAGATTACACAAAGAATTTAATTATTATTCAGAAGAATTACAAAGACTTGATATTTTAACTAATTTAGATATAGAAACATTGGCGAATTATATATTAATTAAGGAAATGTATGATAAAGTAACTGTTGAAATGGCAAATAATATTGATATTTTGCTAGATGGAAAGACTATTAATATTCAAGATAAATTAAGTAAACAGATTATTACTTTAAGCAGAGAGTTAGGCTTGACAGTTACAAGCAGAATGAAATTAGTTGTTCCAAAGAAAGAAGAAGAAAAGAAAACGGATGATTTTAGTTTGCTTTTTGGGGGAGATATAAATAATGGATAAGTTTGTAAAACTTGAACAAGAACTATACGACAAGCTTATAAAATGGGTAAAAAAAGGGGCAAACAGAAAAAGAAAATGTTGTAAAAAGCATAGTCTAGCTTGTAAAAGATTTTTAAGATTTTTAGAAAATGATGAGTATTATTTTGACAAAAACGAATTAATGCGATTTTATTTCTGGTGTAAACAATTCAAGCACAGAGCAGGGATATTAGAGGGACAACCGATTGAACTTGTAGAAGTGCAGATGTTTTGGGCGAGTAGTTTGCTATGTTTTAAATATAGAAAAAATAATAGGAGAGTAACAAAGGTTGCATATATTCAAGTAGGAAGAAAAAACAGTAAGTCACAGATGTTGGCTTGTTTAAATAGTTACTTTTTATTTACCAAAGGTCAGCAAGAAGCTTATTTATCAGGTTGGAATAAAGAGGGTTCAGAGATAGTTTATAAAGAAATATTGCATATTTTAAAGACTAGCGATTTTCTAAAAGATAAATGGAAAGAAGCATATCATCAAATAACGAATTTAAGTAACAACGGCTTTATAAAACCTTTATCAAGAGAAGCGAAGAATAATGATAATGCGAATAACCCTAGTTTAGCTACGGTTGATGAGTACAAAGACCACAAAACAGATGAAATATGGTCGAACTTAAAAACAGGTATGATTGCAAGACCTGAGGGACTTTTGATTACTATAACAACAGCAGGATTTGATATTAATTGTCCGTGTAAGTCAACTTATGATGAAGTAAGCAAAATACTTGACCCTGATATATCTATTGAAGATGATACATACTTTATAGATATTCACGAAATGGAAACAGGGGATAAATTAGATGATGAAAGTCTATGGATAAAAGCTAATCCGATAGTTGCAACTTATGAAGAGGGCATACAGTCTTTAAGAAGTGATTATAAGCTATCAAAATTAGATGAAAGTAAGCTAAGAAAATTCCTAACTAAAAATATGAATATATGGGTTGATATGGCAGACAACGGATATATGAATATGAAGAAATGGAAAGACTGCACAGAAGATTTTGACTATAATATTTTTAGTAAAGGTAATGTTTTTGTTGGTGTCGATTTATCAAAGAAAGATGACTTAACCTCAATAGTTTTCGGTGTAAAAATTGAAGATAAATATTATTTCAAGCAACAGTCTTTTATACCTGAACAGACATACAATAACTACTTAAATAAAGGGCAAGACTATTGGTATAAATTTAAGCAAGAGGGCAATTTGACTATAACAAAAAGCGAGGTTATAGATATTTACGACATTATAAGCTATATAATGGAGTTTAAAGAAAAATACAACTGCAATATAGTTGAAATTTGCTATGACAGTTGGAGTGCCACTCAATTTGCTTTGGAAATGAGTAAATTAGGCTTTAATACAGTTGAAATAACTCAAAATATTAGAACATTATGCGAGGGAACAGTACGTTTCAGGGAAGAAGTTTATAAAAAGAATGTAGTACACGAAGCAGATAGTTTATATAGTTATTGTATGAGTAACGCTGTATTAATGGAAGATAGCAACAAAAATTTTAAGATAGACAAGAAAAGGTCAAAAGAAAAGATTGACCCTGTTGACGCAACTATGAATATAGCAACTAGAATTTTCTTTGATGAATACAATGTCGATATAAATGATATATCAGAGAAATTTTTTAAGGCTTTTGATTTTTAATAGTAATTTAGTTTGCGATAATTAGCTTTATTTTAATTTAATTTTAGTTTGCAGACTAATTATATTAAATAATATATATAATTCA